GACAGAGATTAAAAATAGAATGGTCAAGCAATTCCAGGCTTCACAAGCAGGAATATCTGAAGATAAGTTGGACGGACGAGGAAAGATTAGACTAGCTAAATACTTTGTTACAATAGAATGTTATGACTACTCTGTATCAGAAGATGAAACTGTAAGCTCTAAGCTTGCAACTAGTCAACTAATGGTAACACGTATTGGTCTACAAGTGAGATTTACAGATGCTGAAACAGCTACTGTCATCTCTGCTAGTGGATTAGGTGAAGCTAAAACAACAAAAGAAACCTCAGGATTATCTGATGCTAGTCTAGATCCTGTTAAATTTAATCAATCAACCATATCTATTGCTACAAAGAAAGCTTTGGATGTTGCTTGTGCTAGAATCTTGGATAGAATGGTAAAGAAAGGAATCTTTACTAAGTAATGAAAAAGTTTATATTTATTTTAATAACAGTAGTAATACTACCAGTCTGTGCGTATTCTCAAACTATTATACAAACCTTTACAGACCCTTGTACAAAAGTTACGAGCACTTTTGCTATCCCTATTACTGGCTTTACCACTATTGTTTTTTATAATAAATCTAAAACTTTTACAGCTAACGATGTATATAGTGGGGCTTTTCAAGCCTGGATCAATAAAACTTACCAAGAGTACCAAGCACTTTCTCCGTGTTCAGTGGCTCAAACAACACAAGTTGCTACATCTATTACAGCGAGTGCTGTCTCATCGGCTGTAAGTTCAGCTGTTAGTGCAGCAGCATCAACAGCAGCTAGTACAGCTGTAGGAGCTGCAACAAGTTCAGCAGCTAGTAGTGCTGCTTCTAGTGCTAGTTCTGCAGCAGCAAGTTCTGCTTCTAGTTCAGCAGCTACAGGAGGAGGTGGTGGTGAGACTAGTTCAAGTTCTTCTAGTGGTGGTGGTGGTGAAACATCTTCAGGAGGAGGTTCTAGCAGTGAGAGCTCATCATCTAGCAGTAGTTCTTCTAGCTCAAGCTCTAGTTCTAAATCAGAATCTAAAGCTGAGAGTAAGGGGGGAGGGGGTAAGTCCTCTGGTAGTAAGGGGGGTGGAGCTAAAATGAATCCCATCATGTTCAACTCTGATTTAACTGTTGGACAAACTATAGACAACTCATTGAGTCTAATAGCTACATCAGGTATGTCACAGAGTTCTATGGCAGGTGATGTTAGCTGGGGATTAACTGGTATGGTCTGGAGCAACTTACAACAGTTTGCTCTATCAGGAAGATACACAGTGATGAACATGAATGATCAAGGAAAGCTTGAGAGTATATCTAATTTTGGTGGTACTGTAGCTACAGCCTTTGGAAACATGTTTGGTTTTGTTACATATGCTTACATCTATCCTATGGGTAAATGGGGTGTTACAGGAGCTAATGCTACATTGAGCTTTGCTACTTCTCAAGGAACCTTAACTACAACTCATTCATTATTATTGTTTTATACAAAACCATTTGTAATAAATAGAAGACTCACTGTCTCTCCAGACTTATATCTATCTGGTAGTCCAGTGACCTACAATACAAAAACAAACATATTCACTGTAAGCAAGGATGTAGGATTCTTAACAGGAGCATCTGTAGACTACAGCATTACAAAGAGGTTTAAGTTTAACACTGGTCTTAAGACTAGTATTAACACAAATCCTAACATGCCAACATTGTTCTTTGCAGTGGTTGGAAGTAAGATCAATCTCTAATCAATTTAATTACAATAGGTTATAATCAATTTGATTATACCAATTTTTCAAAGCTCATTGATTATACTGAAAAGTAACATATCTTTGAACATTAATTTTTTTTATCATGGCAATACCAAGTAGACAGATAGGCTGGGGCACAGAAGAGAACCTTTTGTGGGAGATTTCTAAACAATTAGAAGCTCTTATAGGAGTGTCATATAAAGCTGGGTCTATACAAGTTCCATCAAGCAATATTGTATCAGCTAAATTAGCTAATAATCAATCTATTACAAATTCTGATGTAGCAATTAACTATACATCTATTAGTGATCCTCAAGGATGGTTTGATAACTCTACACATAAATTCACTCCTACTATTGCAGGATATTATAATATCTCTTACAGTGTGTTATGGGGCACAGGTACTATTACTTCAGGACAACAAATGAATACTCAAATCCATCTTAATGGATCAACTCAACTATCTATCAGTCAGTCTATTATAAATACTAGTGTAAACTTTACACAGTCTGGTAGTGTTGTAGTGTATTTAAATGGTACTACTGATTATATCACTATTACAGGATATTCAAGTTCTACAAGTGGTAGTCAAACTGTTCAAGCTGGAGCAGGTACATTATTTAACGCTTCTTTAATCTAATATAAAATGGCAATACCTTCAAGACAGATAGGAGCTGCTTCTGGTCCAAAAGCTTTATTACTTTGGAATATATCTAAGCAATTAGAACAATTGATTGGTACAGTGGGTAGAAACATTCCAGTTACTACAACTACTACAACAACTGTTCCTCCAACAACAACAACTACTACTACTGTTTAATAAAAACAAACCAACAAAACTACATATGAAGGATTTGAAGTTTGTATGCTGCCAACCAGATGATACCTACTATACATGGCAAGTACATGCATGGTTAGAAAGTTTAAAATCAATTGGTCATTCTGATAAAGCTATTGTACTAGTGTACACTCCTAGCTTCAGAGAGAAAAGTGATAAATGGCAGAAGATAGCAGATCTTTATCCAGAAGCAACATTTGCTTATTATAAAGACAACGGTGATGTTAGTCAACAATTAGGAACATACATTCCTGTTCTACGTCCATTTGTTTTAATGAAATACTTTCAGGAGCATCCTGATATGATAACTAAAGCAGTGTTTTATTGTGACTGTGATATTCTGTTTACAGATAAATTCAATATAGATGAGTATATAGATGATGACATTTGTTATCTATCAGATACAAACAGCTATATTAATGCTTCATATTTTGATAGTAAAATTAAAGATGTTCTTCCTGAGAAATTAGAAGAATACAAAACTAGAGATATACTTGCTGAGCTTACAAGCTTGATAGGTATCTCTAGAGAAATAGCTGAAGCTAACAACGAGAATTCTGGAGGAGCACAATACTTCCTAAAGAATGTAGATGCTAACTTTTGGCACAAGGTTATGAATGATTGTATTATCATTCGTAAATATCTTCAACATGTAAACAAGCAATTCTTTGCTAGTGAAGAGAAAGGATTTCAAAGCTGGTGTGCAGATATGTGGGCTGTGTTATGGAACCTTTGGTTGAAAGATCATGAAACTAAAAATATCCCTGAAATGGATTTCTCTTGGGCATCAGATCCTATTGAGAAGGTACATAAGCTTGGATTGTTTCACAATGCTGGTATAACAGATAGACACATGGGGTCTTATCCAGCATTTTATAAAGGAATCTATCATACAGGAAAAGATCCTTTTAATGATACACACATGCAAACTGTCTTAAATGATGAGAATGCACAAAAACATGGTACACACTACTATGTTACAAAACTATTAGAATTGAAAAATTTATATAATTTACAATATTAGTATGAAGGAATATAATGGACTAATTAATCTAGACTATCCTGATGATGAATTTTGTATTTATATAATATATTCTTCTAATACCAATGATAATTCTATATACATTGGAGTGACAGAAGACTACAAACAAAGAGCATATAAGCACTCATGTAGTAGAAAAAGAGAAGAGTATAAGAAATTAGCTTTATATAACTGGATGAATAGAGTGATAGAAGTGGAGAATGAAAAAGTGTTATTTAAAATCATTGAAGAAAATCACACTAAAGACTCTGCGTTCTTAAGAGAAATAGAATTGATACAGGAATATAAAAATAGAGGATTCAATTTATTAAATATGTCTGATGGTGGAAAAGGACATAGAGGTCACATTCCTTGGAATAAAGGCTTAGTCTTTAAAAAGGAAAAAGAAAGAAAACCTTCACGAAAGAAAAAGGTTTATAAATATGATAATGACAATAATTTAATTGCAGTGTATGGATGTTTATCAGAAGCTGCAGTTAAAGAGAATGTATCTTCTACAAGTGTAGGAGAGTGGTGTAGAAACGTTAAATCTCCAAGAAATAATTTCATATGGAGCTATACTAAATTAATCTAAAACAATTTAAAAATAAAAAAAATGAGCAATTTAAGAGATTTAAAAGCCTTTGTAAGGTATGATGGTTCAGGACGTGTAGTTGCAGGTAGCCTTATCTTCAGAAAGAAGAAGCCTACAATTGGTAACTTTCAACAAATTAGTAGTTTCAAATGTTGTAACTACGACCAATCACCTGTTCCTGTAGTGCTTCAAAACACTAGCTATCCTTTCACTTATCCTGACTTTGTATTACAAGGAGTTGGAGGAACTGGAACTTATTTATATAACTATGCTCAAAATGGCACTACTATAAATAATATTTATGAGTTAGCAACTGCATTAAACACAGAATATCCTTCATTTGGTACATTCAAGGTGGTAGATGGTGACTTGTTCTTAAATCCAACAGCTGCTATTGCAGAGTTATTTGCAGCAACTGGTGCTACTAGCTTAGAAGGATTTACATTTGCTGACTAATTAAAACTATAACAATGGTAGATATCGATAAATTAAAGGCTAGTATTGCTAGAGTGAAAGAAATCACTGGCAAAACAGAAGCTACAACAACAACCAGCACTACTACAGAAACAACAATAGAAACAACAACTGTAGCACCTGAAGAACCTGAAACACATTAATAATGGCAAAATCATTATTTCCACAGGACATGATGAATAGTTCTGGAGGAGAATTAACATTAGAAATAGTAGCTGCTAAGTTCTCATACTTCTTTGAGCAGATACATTTATTACATTTACAAACACCTAGTCATGCTGAACATTCAGCTTTGAACTTCTGGGATTATGTTGTAGATGCTAAAGATGAAATCTTAGAGAAGTTGATGGGCTATGAAGGACGTAAACTAAAAGCATATAAAATTGATGCTCTTACAGATTATGTTCCTGGAGCACCTTCTAAGCTTGTAAATGATGTAAGAACATTTGCAAAACAATTAGAAAGCTACGGTGATGCTAAAGGGTATGGTGATATTTCAAACCTTGCTCAATCCTTATCAGGAGAAGCATCTAAAACATTATACTTGTTAACTCAGTCTTAATGCAGATAAATAAAAAGTTTTTTCCTGAGGTGATGCAAGATAACGAACTTGCTTATTTTGCACACCTGGAGGGAATTATATCTTCTGTAGATGAACTATCTACATTAGAGATAACTAAGAACCCTCATTCCTATCATTTTAGACTAGCTGCCTCTGTGCCTAGATATAATGAGATGTTACTAGAAGAACTTTTAAAGTTCCATAACATGTTTCATATCAAACTAGATTTAAGCAAGAGCATTAAAACCTCAGCTACAATCACCTTTGAAATAAATTTGGATGGTAATTAAAAATATACATATCTTTGTATTTAAACAAAAATAAAAATTATGGCAGATATTATTGATTTTCAAGATGTTCCTACAGCTCCATTAGAAGCTCCTAAGTTTGATCCAAAAAAGAAATACTCTTGGGCTCCTACAGATACATTTGTATTAAGTGGTGGAGATTTTGGTATCATATTAAACACATTACGTGCTACATTATCTACACAAGAAGCAGCTCGTATTTTATTAGCTAAAGATGCTCATGATATCATCGAAGGTTTATTAGCTAATGCTGTAGAATCTGGTTTAGTAAAAGAAGTGGCAGATACTCCTAAAAATAGTTTATAAAATGGCAACAATTAAAAAAATGAAGAAAGCTCAAGCTGGGCTTTCTGTTCCTAACAAACGTGTAGGACCTGTTGATCCACAGGGTGCTTGGACAAAAGTTCAAAAACAAACTTTGGCTGACAAAAAAACAAGTGTTTCTTTAACTAAAGATAAAGAACAAGGTGCTACATCTATGGCTAAAGATGGTAAGTGGATTCAAAAAGCAATCAAAAAACCAGGAGCTTTACGTTCAGCATTAGGAGCAAAGAAGGGCAAACCTATCCCTGCTGCTAAATTAGCTGCTGCAGCTAAGAAACCAGGTAAACTTGGTCAACGTGCTAGATTAGCTCAGACATTGAAAAAAATGCACTAATGGCAAGTATTAGAAAACCAGGTCCTTACAATCCACAGAAAGCTTCTGCTTATGTAGGTAAAGGTGTTCTCAAAAATGGGGATACCATTCCTGCTGTTAAAGGAGCAATCACTCCTGTACCTAATGGTCCATTAATTAAAAAGAAAGGACCATTTAAAGGAAGTACATTAAAGAACGGTGGTAAGGTGAAGGTGACTACTGGTGGAGAAAAACATGTTGTATATAAGAAAACAAGTCCTACAGGACTTGGTAAAGGCAAAAAGGGTGATATCATGGTGAATCATCCCACTACTGATAAAGGTAAATGGGACACTATAGATCTTACTCAAAAAGGTAGAGCAAAAACTATTAAACAAGGAGTGGCTTCTGTAAAGAAGTGGCACTCACAACATCCTGAATATGGCAAAAAGTCCAGCATGGCAAAGAAAGGAAGGTAAATCTGAATCAGGTGGTTTAAATGCTAAGGGTGTAGCAAGCTATAGAGCTTCTCATCCTGGAAGTAAACTAAAGACTGCTGTCACTACTAAACCTTCTAAACTTAAGCCTGGTTCTAAGGCTGCAAATAGACGTAAGTCTTTCTGTGCTAGAATGTCTGGAGTTAAAGGACCTGCAAAGAAACCTAATGGTGAACCAACAAGGAAAACATTAGCATTAAGAAAATGGAATTGTTAATTAGTAATGAAAATAAACAAAAATATTTCTCTGAAAAACAAAAAGGAGGAGTTGTTTATAAAATTACTAATAAATTAGATGGTAAGTTTTATATAGGAAGTACAAGTAATCTAATAAAAAGATACTATACTCATATAAATCATATAAGAACTGGTAAGAATAGTTGTGTAAAATTAATTAGAGCAGTTAATAAATATGGAGAAGAAAACTTTACATTTGAGATTGTTTGTGAGTGCCCTACAGAAGAAGTTCTTAAAGTTGAACAGAGATATATAGATAGTTTAAAGCCACATTACAATGTTGCTAAAATTGCTGGAAGTAATCTTGGAATTAAAAGAACAGAAGAAGTTAAACTTAAAAAGTCAGCTTCTCAAAAAGAAAATTGGAAAGATGAGTCTTATAGAGTTAAACATCTAGAAAACTTATCAAAGAATTGGAAAAGTGGAACTAGTCATAAAATGGCTAAACTTACAGAAGAGCAAGTAATTGAAATTAAAAAACAATTATTAACTGGTCTTCTTCCTAAACAAGTTGCAGATGCTCTTAAAGTAAGTTATTACTCTGTAAAAGATATTTATAGAGGAAAAACCTGGAAACATATAATTATATGAGAAAGAAATTAAACAAATTGGGAGTTGAAAACTCTCTTTGGAACAACATCAGAGCTGCTAAAGGATCTGGAAAGAAACCTACAGCACAAATGCTTAAGCAAGAACGTAAAATAAAAGCTAAAACTAAAAAATAAAATGGCAACAGTAAAAAAATACCAAAAAGGTGGAACTGCTAAAAAGGATGATTTTGCAGAAGTAATGGGTAAGTCATTAAACTCAATAACACCAGGTGCTCCAGGATATAAACCAGAAACAGCTGCTGATAGAGCATTAGCTGCTAAACAAGCTGCTGATATGAAGAAGAGAGTTGCTGCTGGTAAGCCTATGAAGAATGGTGGTAAGATGGCTAAAACAGCTAAACAAAAGAAGTTTGCTGCATTAGCTCCTCCTAAGAACAAGATTACATTTGCTGATAAGTTAGCAGGTATCAAGAAGTCTTCAAAATCTAAAAAGAAATAAGAAATGGCAACAATTAAAAAGAGTGCAAAATCTGCACCTAAAATGACAAAACCTGTAGCTCCTGCTAAGAAAGGTATACCTGCTCCTCCTCCTATGGCTGCTAGCCCAATGGGTGCTGCTGGACAAGGTCCAATGATGAAGTTTGGTGGTAATATGAAGAAGGAAACTTCTGGAAAAAAAGCTGCTAAAGCATCTGTTAAAATGGCTAAGAAAAAAGCTAATGTAAAGGTGGACAAATCTAGCACAATGAAATCTGGTGGTGCTATGAAAAAATGTAAATACGGATGTTATTAATAAATATTTAAAATTAAAATAAAATGGCAAAAAAAGCAGGTATACTTAAAGCTCCTTCTGGAAAAGCATCTATGCAATTAGGTACTTATAAAAATGTAATTGGTAAAAACACCAAAGGTAAAGCTACAAAAGCTGTAGGTTTAGTTAAAGCTAGTAAAAAAGGCATCTAATGGCTGAAGAGAAAAAAATAACTCTAGAGTTTGATGAAGGCTTCAAAGCTGCTAAGCAAGTTCCTGAAGGTGGAGCTATGTGTTCTAATTGTGCCAAATGGGATGAGAAGAATCAAGTCTGCGTAGGGAAATCATATATTAAATATAATGGTGGATCTGGAAAGATTCCAATGGACCCAGATGATTATGTTTGTGTTTGGTGGAAAGCTTTACCAAAGTCTCAATGGAAAGATTTAAAATAAAACTATGAAATCAGGTAAACCAAGACCAGCTCCTAAAGTTAAACCTCCAAGTAAGGCAGCTCCTAATTATATGAAGGAAGCTGATACAAAGCTTAGATTAAAAAGCAAGATGTGGCCTCTTAAACAAAAGAGGTTATCAAAATAATTACTTCTCCTGCATCCCAACGAACTGCACGCTAAGGTTGATCCTCCAGTTTCTAGAGCTGTGGTCTTAAAGAAGTCATATTCCCCCCTATAGTCTCAGTATTATAGGCCTAGTACTTAACTGCATACCGTAAGATCTGCTTTTAAGTCACTTAAAGAAAAAGCCCCAATTAAGGGGCTTTTTTATTTAGAAGGGTATGTAAATATTCCATATAGGGTTTATGCCTTATGTAATGATGTGTTACATGTTTATGTAAAAATGTAACATCTTCTTCTGTAAACTCAGATATCATCTTTGGTACATAGCTGTCTCCTTCTTTCCATAGATCGTTAAAGAACCTCTGGAATGGAAACCAACCATTCAGGTTTAGTTGATGTAGCATATCACCAATCATATATTTATTGGTAATCTTCACTTTATTCTCCTGCAGCCATTTACCCATACACACATCTTCATAACCATAACCTTTTACAGTCATTGGTTCACACTTCTTAATTAACTCTGGAGATATAAAATAACCACATCCTCCTGATGGATAATCTAGTTCAGGATCTTTTGTATATGATCCTTTCATACTATATCCATACACCCTGGTCTTATCTAAATAAGGAACAATAGATTCAAACAAAGGAATGTTTAGAATAGCATCATCGTCTATAAAGACCAACCAATCATATTCATTAAAATTATCAGTAGTTCTAACTAGATTGATGAAGTTCACAGTCTTTTCTTCATTACTGTGATAATCATCACTCTTAGACATAGATATCTCATTAGCTAGTCCTGTCTGAGTATCTGTAATAGCTACATAATCTAGATTAGCTAACCACGTATTAAGGCAGTTAACCAATCTATTTTTATGCTTATGGGTGGTTTTTAATATAATCTTGTATTTCATTACCAGACATGTATTACATCAAATGGAGATACTAATATTACACGTTCATCGTTCTCATTAATTGGAACTAATGTAGCTTTATTTAAAGCTGCAGGATCTACTAATACATAATCTCCTTCTTTGATTTCTGTAACAACAGTGCCCACTTGTAACACCTTTAACTTAGACATCTTGTTAAGTAATTCTCTTTGTAATGCTTCTTTTGTGTTCTCATCCACAATCAATTTGCTTGAATCATCTTGTGGAGGCATCTCTAAATATATACGATTTCCTAATAATTTTGGCATGATTAGTTATTTGCTAGGTTATTAAATCTTGTTACATCATCTCCTTCTAGATTGATTTCTGTCTGGTAAGTGTTACGTTCCCTTTTGGAACCAACCATCTTACCATTCTTAACCTCAGGTACATTTTCTGAACGCTCATGTACATCATCTAATAGAATTAAAATTCTATCATCATCCATTTGTACTGACCTAATTACTTTGTTTAGGTTAAAACTGTCTGTGTAGATTTTGTCATCTACCTTTCTTGTGTAAAAGAATAAACTCATTTTGTTGGTTTTATTTGATTGTAAAATTCATTACTTAATTGTTGCATTTCATATGCATAAGCCTCTTCCGTGTTGTTATGTAATGGGATTCCTGCCCATTCCATTAAATTAATTGTAGCATGAAACAATTCATGATTAGCCACTGGTGTAGTGAAATCAGTTGGTAACCATATAATAGGTGTGCTTCCTTGTAATGTACCAAATGTACTACCTCTAGCATCAAGATCACCTGGTTCTACAATAGCTCCATTGTTCTCATGTATATATTTAGCAGCAAACAATGTATCATCTGTAATTAATACTTTAACATCAAGATCAAATGTTCCTCCTTTGAGAGTGATTATTTGATATTTAGATAGAATACCTGCATCTTTAGGCATTGTTACCTTTACAAGGATTAACAATCCTATTAACAGCACTACAGCAATAATTGGTTTAATGTATTTCATACTTCTTCTTTAATTGGTCACGTCTATTGTTTACTTCTTCATACTTGTACATGTTGTTCTCTACATTAGTATGTTCATCTAATGTCAAAAGTATAACATTTTCTTGATCTAATGATGCTTCTGGATATTTTTCTTTTGGTAGAATATGATGAAAGAATATTGATAGGGGTTCAGAACCTAGAGAATCTCCACTAACTTCAGACTTATGAGGTCTTTTCTTCCAGATTTGTAAGAAGAAGGTCTGCATAATAACAGTTTTATGCATCTCTTCTTCATACTTATCGATGGTTGATTGACCAGCATATAATCTAAATCCTTTTTTAGATGTTAATGGTTTTCTAGGTTTATGAATGAAACAATATTCTCCATCACATCCTTTACCACAGGTTTTACATTTACTCATTTTAAACCAGTTGATCCAAAACCTCCTTCACCTCTATCTGATGCTTCCAATTCAGGAACCACTTCAAAAGATATAGGGAGCACTTCTTCAAAATAGATTTGAGCAACTCTATCACCTACACCATATGGGAATTCTGGTACAGCTCCTCCATTAATAATAGGAGTGAATATAGCCATCCATTCACCACGGTAATCAGAATCAATAACTCCAAAAGAGTTATTCAATATCCAATTGAATTTAGTTAAGTTGCTTCTAGGAACAATAATACCTTTATATCCTCTAGGTATTTCTGTTCTAAATCCTAAACCAACACACATTTTATATCCACCTTTATCTGTAATGCTATGTGCATATACATCATAACAGGCAGCTTGCTCGCTACCTTTAATAGGCATGCGAGCATCTTCTGTAACTTTTTGTAGTTTAATCTTCAACATTTTCTTCTATTTTAGATTCTTGATTAATTTTAGCAATGATTTGAGATTTGATATCATCATAAAACTCCTGGTTATCTGTTAACATCTTCTTGAATTCTTCAAGATCATATTTGTGCTCACCAATAGTCATTGTCTTACCATACTTTCTACCAATACCAAAATCATTAATAAGGGTCATGATTTCATCAAGCTTATCAATACCTACACCATATACTATCTCAAACTGAGCTAATTGATATGGAGGGCACATCTTATTCTTGATAGCTTTCACCTTAGTGATATTACCGTAGTTTACATCACCATCTTTAGCTAAGCTCTTGCTCACCTCTATTCTGCAGTCAGAATAAAACTTCAATGCATGTCCACCTTGTGTTGTAGTTGGATTACCAAACATCACACCAATCTTCTCTCTATACTGAGAAATGACAATAAGACATACATTATTTTCAGCTACTGCAGACTTAAGCTTTGGATATGCATTGCTATTCAATCTAGCTTTATAACCAATAGTGCTATCACCAACATCACCATCTAATTGTTTCTTAGGAATCAATGAGCTGTCTGAGTCAATAATAACCAGACCTACCTCACCAGTGTTAATCATTTCCATAGCAATGTTAAAACCTTCCTCACCACAACTAGGCTGAGCAATTAACATATCACCTGTGTTAACACCAATAGCTTCAAAATAGTTTTTATCAACAGCATGCTCACCATCGATATAAACCACCTTCTCACCTTTCTTTTGTGCTTCTGCTACAACATGACCACAGATAGTTGATTTACCAGAACCTTCCCAGCCCATCAACTCATACATTTTGCCTTTAACAAAACCACCAACACCAAGAGTAATGTAATCAAATCCAATTGAACCAGTGGAAATAACATCATATTCACCACCACCTTTTGAATCAAGTGTAAGTACTGTGCCTACACCATAAGCCTTGTTTAATTTGTCAAGAGCTTCTTGAAATTTGGAGATAGAGCCCTCCTGAGCTTTTGCTGCTTTAGCCATATTTAATTGTTTTGTGAGACAAATTTACTAAATTTCCTGCATATTTCCATGAAATTGTGAATAAAAAAAGCCCCAGAAGTAGAAACTTCCAGGGCTGACACAATTAAAAGAACTAAGACAGGTTGCAAACATACGCATATAAATGCATATATACGCAAATTATTTTATCATTTTTTATCATCTAGTAGTATTTTGTTACCTTTTATCTCTCTAGGAGGATCATAAGGGCAGTGTCTGCAAGAATTACCGCAACACCCTTCTAGTCTTTCTGATAAATATTTTTTTGTGAATATCACATAACCCTTTTCGAGATAGTAATGAATGTCTTTTATGAATTCTTTCTTTTCCATATTATTGTATTTCACATGCACCACCAGCACATGCAGCTACTTGACCAAAGTCTACAGTATCATCTAATTCTACCACCTTGGTTAAGTCTACAGATGTTAAGTGAGATAATTTTTCATAATATTGTATATCAGTAATATCCTCAAAAGGAGCTTGTTTATATGAGCCACCAAAATAAGGAAGTACAGACAGACCATTATACACTTCTCTATTATCCCACATCCATTGACCTACTTGTTCCCATTCATCTGCAACAGAAATTGTAGCACTTACATTGTGAGTATTAGGTCCATTCATATGACCAGGCTTAATCCATTCTGTAGAGAACTTCTTAACACGCTCTAATGTATCTAATGGAGATTCAGTTCTGAATATAGATCCTTCTGGAGCTTTAACAGGAATTCTTACACATACAGTATCATGAGGACGTAATACATCATCTTCACATAGTTCAGGATGATTGATCTGTAGATAAATAGCAATGTCTTCATTCTTGTTAAATCTCATTGTACGTAGATAGTATGGAGCATGCCAAGCATGAATACCACTAGCTGTACCAAGGACTAAAGAAGTTGTACCAGAAGGCTTAATACATGTAACACGAGCTGCTTCATTTGTACCTATAAGAGCTGATATGTCTCTATTAACAGTGATTGCTGTGTTTGTGGCTAATTCTAGGTTGTATTTAAGGATTTCTCCTGAACCTATACCTGTCATACCAATTCCTAATAGAGCGTCTTTTTGGGTAGTTTTCTGCCAAATAGGACGTAAGTAATGGAAATCAAAGAAACCTGCTTGTAATGTACCAAAGAATGCTGCTACAGCCACTCTATCATTAAGATCCACTTGATCTTTTACATCAGATACATTAACCTCACATAGGTTACAGAATTGGAATGGTCTAAGACCAATCTCACAACATGGATTAGTTCCCCAATCTAGGTCATTAGACCAATAGATACCTGGTTCACCAGATCCAGATGCTTCAATTCTCTTCCATAGAGCAAAGAATTCTTCCTCACCTACTTCTCCTCTCTTAAGAACAGCACTGTTATTAGCACGTCCTCTTTGTTCATTAAGTTCCCACCAATTGCCATACTTACAAGTGATCATTTCCTCATCATCGTGAGAGAATAATGCAATCATAGCACTTCTTCTAATACCACCTGCTAGCACTGAGTTAGCTATATGACACATAATATCATGACACTCAAGAGATGTTAATTGCTCACCATCTTCTTTACGCTCCATAATAGCATCAATATGAGCTAAGGCAATCTTTAATGGTTCTGGACCAGGTGCTTTACCACCAGCTGTTACTAATCTAGCTCCCTTATGACGGATAGCTCTGAAGTCAAATTTAGGTTTATATCCTCCCTCAAAATAGAACTTCATTAAGACTTTCACTGCATCAGCCCAGCCCATAATACTATCTTCAATAAGATAGTTTCTTTGTTTGTAATTTTCTTGTTTTTTAACAGGAGGTAATTGAGCTACATGATGTTTTTGTACAGAATAGCCTACACCTGAACCTCCTAGCAATAAGAACATAGTTTCGCTAAAGCTATATAAACTATCTACTGGTAGGTAAGCACAGTTATAACCTCTTGCGTTATTCACTTCCATAGCTGGACCTGCAAACTGCAGAGCTCTCATAGAAGGTAACACCTTCTTCTCTCTTATAAATTTGGCACTCTCTTTAATTGCCTTTTCTAGACTAGGATACTTCTTGATCATCATCGTTTCATATCTATCTACTATTTCATCCCATGTCTCTCTACGCTTGAGTTCTGGGATATATTTAGCATACTTGCTAAACACCGTGATAGAACTTAATGCCTGTAATCCTAAATCTGTTTCTAATTTACTCATTTGCTTAAATATTTAATTGCGTTTGTTAAAGATTCTATGTTATCATTGAATTGCCCCAATCCTTTGTTACATTTACCACAAAGAATTCCCCTAACCTTTCCGTTAGAATGATCATGATCTATATGAATCTCTTCTTTTAAATCAGATATACAGATAGGACATTTACCCTTTTGACTTTCAAATAACTCATCATACTGTTCTTTAGTTATACCATACTTAGCATATCTATAAGTAGTCTTGTGATATTTATTTGCTCTTTTATGTGAACATTCTTTACAAACTGAAGTTTTTCCAGCTTTGTTATCATAATATTCATCTAAAATTTTAAATTGTTTACAATCTATACAACACTTTTGACCTTGATCATTGTATAAAACATGACCAATTCCACCAGCATTCAATGAGTTAGAACAAGATTTGCAAGGTAAATTATTCTTATTTGCTCTATAAAAACCACTTTTAGACTTATATTGTCTGGTTTTTCCACAAATTGGACAGTTATTTTCCATATAAAAAGTGGTAAATTTTAGGGGGTCGCAAATGTACAACCCCCTAGTTAAAGTTCCAAGTAAATTAAAAAATATTATCTAATCAAATCTCTTATTTTAGCCCCTAATTCAGCATCATTTGGAATGTCTCTAACCAACTTAGTTATTTCTTGATTTTGGAACATGAGCTTCTCTAAATAAAGCGTTGCATCCATCAACTCCTCCTGGAGATGTTTAAGATAATTGTCCTTATTGTTAGTTTGTAAAGTGGTACCATATTTATCCTGACCCACTCTACTGCGGATAGCATATTTTGCTAAGACATTCATAACTATTGCATCCTCTACCATTAATTCTGTAGTCATAACTTATCATTTAACACTTTAAATGCGGTTTCAATAGCTGCTAATTCAGCTTCTTTTCTATTGTGATATGGAGGATTGTTATTCACTACACCATTTACATGGTATATAAAGAATGTCTTCTCTCCTACCACTACAGTGATTTCTACATACACCTCATTAGCATCAAGAACATCAAATAATCCTCTAGGTTGATTATCAATTAATCCTCCTACTTTATCATCATCTATTTCTTGCTGCCTAGCAAACTCTTTAAAATCTTCTGGCAAATCAGCTGTCTCTATAGATTCTAATAGTTGATCTACAAAGAATTGTTTTACTACCTTAGCAGCTTTAGGGTAGGCTTCTAATAATTCTAGTCCTGACATTTTGGGTTTAGTTTATGTTGTTTTGAAAATCTTGTTCCTTTTAGTCTTTTTGCATTCTCCTTCCACCAATCTCTTTCAAAGCTATGTTCTTCTATGTCATTATAAGAATTAGCTGCTAGTTCATCAAATATCAATGCATTCTTGGTTGCTTCCATTTCTGAGAAAAGGATTACTGCTTCTTCTCCATATAGCTCTATGAGCTTGTCTGATATTTCTTTGTTAAACATTGTCTTTAATTTTATCTAGGTTAAGAATCTCATCCTCTTCGATAAATGTACTCCAAACTTCCATGTCTGCATCCAGTTCAGCATCAAATCTATCTTCCCAATACTTACGAAGATCTTCTGTCTTATTAAAGATTCTATATTGAAGACTTATCTCATCTTTATAAAGACCATTTCTCTTTAATTTAACAATTTTAGGAAATATTGACTGAAAAGCAGGAGAAGTTTTAGAATATTTACCTTGTTTTACCAACTCAAAGTCTTTCTCAAGCTTAGAATTCAACATATAGACCACTACAACATACCCATCTTCATAATCATAATCATCTATGATAGATTTCGTACGTTCATATTCTACATCTAGAAAGTCTCTAAACTTATCAAGATCTTGTGGTTTGAATAAAAGATAGATGCAACCTTCATATTGCACATCTTTCATACCATCTTTTATATAACCATTAATAAATCCATTGTCCGTTAGCTTTTCTCTTCCAATACTCAGCGTAGGGACAATGAATATACTGGTTATGGTCTTTTTTACTTCCATTAACCTAATTTTACAACACCATTATTAATATAGTTTTCTCTAGAGATGTTCCATTTGTCATTCTCAATAGCCCATTTCAAATCAGCTATTAAAGACTTAACACCTGGATAATTACGTCCTTTATGTTCAAACCCATCCTCAGCATTATCATATGCAGATTGAGGCATTTCATAAATCAATGGAGCTGAATAATTTGTAGAATCACATACAATAAACTTCATAGTTAACACTGTATAATCTTGGTCAATCAACTCTGCAAATTGATGCCACAATGCATTGATATATAAATGTCCTTGGATATACGCTCTTCTATATAAATAATACTCCTCATAGAAGTTTTCTACAGACCATGTACATTTTAAGTCATATCCTTGAATTGTTCTTTTTTCATGGTCTACAACCACTTTATCTAACATAGACTTAAACTGGTGACCAAACACGTCATATCCCTCAATTTGTAATTGATTGTATACATCATATCTAGAACTCTTAACTAAGTTCACAATATCTGCAGTGAAATCATTAGTCTTTAACTCTTCTACAATCTTAGTAGCATTATCTACTTCTTTCATTGTAATAACAGTCAATCCCTTACGTCTCACCTCAACCATTTCTTTGAAATATACTTCTGCATCTGTTCCAATGAACTTACCAAGAACAGCATCTAATTTAATCTTAAATCCTGAATCAGCATGTGCATCTTTTGTTAAATCTTCAAATGGTCTAGTAACTACACCATCTTCATTTGTAGCTGCAAGTGTATGCTTACACAATGCTTCTACGAAATCTAACATCATTGCTGTTGGTGCACTAGTAACAATAGACATGTGGAATCTGTTATCAAACTCTTCTGGTTCTAATAACATTGTTTCTACAATTCTACCCATTGTTGCAGAGAGGTTATCTTCCTCTTCTACTGCCTCATTAAGAATGTACTTCTTATGATATTTCTTTCTATTTGTTGAAAATTCCTTCAAACTTGAGGAACTATCCATTTTTACTGCTCTGTATTGAGCTTCTGTCTTAGCTGGTCCGTTAATCATGTTGGTTTTCTTTAAAGTCTTTAATAATTGTTTCACTCATTCTTCTGATCTCCATTGGTACTTGCTTGAACCACCATCTCACCTCCATATCATACTCTCTTCCTTGTTCATCTTTACCTCTGGGATTAATCAACCAGAACTTATACTCTCTACCATCAAACTCCACACCTCCTTCATACCATATTTCAGTGAATGAGGGCTGTTTGTTGATAGTAACTGTTATTTTCTTTTCTTCAGACATGCTTTATCTAATTTAGTTTTTTGATCGTGACATTTTTTACATAGCACTTGCAACTTATCCACTTCACAGAACAGACGTTCTACAAATCCTGGTAAGTCTTCTGCACAGTTTAAGCTACCTGCAGGTTCTATATGGTCTACATTGATTTTCTTCTCAGGAAACCAATTCTTACATTTAGCACATTGATACTCAAACTTCTGTCTTTTGATTGGTCCTTTATATGCACGCTTAGCTTTAAGCTTACAATGTGTAATAGGTTTCCACCATCTAGACTTCTGTCTAAGACCAGTTCTGATAAAACTCCAGAAAACAGCTTCTGTCATTGTACCACTGCATCTAGTTTTAACTGCTCTACTTGTTTTAACTGCTTTTTTCTTTGCGGTTGCCATATATATTATATTTAATAGCCCAGGGATTTCTCCCTGGGTCTACAAAATTAATCAATTGTAACGATTCTTTTAGATATTTCTTGCTTAATTTCATCTAAAGATTTAACAATTGTATATACTTCTACAGCAGATAATGCAGGTAGGTTGAAATCATACTTCTTAGCTTCTGCTGTGAATCCTTCTTTAGCTTTATCAGCCAAGTTTTCTAATTCACGCACAGCATAAGACTCATCCAACTCTAATGTATCAAAGTCTAAGTCATGTAAGATTTCTGTTGCTTCCTCACGAGGAACAGTCATAATTGGTAAATATTCCCAACATCTGCCCTTAGATTCACCAATACCTACAACCTTCATAGGATTAATAAGTACAAGTACAGAAGTATCACCACAACCTACATAATGAATCTCATCACTAGTGAAATGTAAACCTTCTGCTCCACAATCATCAGTATTCCATCTGCACTTAGCTGGGTCCATGTTCACTGGTCTACCAATTCTAATGTCAAATGTCTTACTATAAGCATCTGTGAATCTATTTTCTGCTCTATTAGGAAGATCAAGATAAAGATCAGTTAAATTACCAAGATTCTCTCCTTTAACAATAAGTGTAGGAATTTCATATTGACCTGTACCATCAC